GATAAGAAAGCATTTTATGTACAAAATCCTGCATTTGGAGGAATAGAAATAACTTCTAATAGTGAAGCAGCTTCTAGAACCACAGCATCCACAAGAACAGCGAGACAATAATGGATAATACAGAGAACAAAGATGCTCTTGCTGGCTGGATTATGGAGCGAGTTAATAATTGGGAAGATTGGCGTAAGAGCAATTATGATGAGCGCTGGAATGAATATTACAGACTCTGGAGAGGATTCTGGACAGAAACTGACAAGAATCGGAATGGAGAAAGATCTCGTATTATATGTCCTGAATTGGCTCAGGCAGTCGAAACCTGCGTGGCTGAGCTTGAAGACGCTACTTTTATTCGAGACAGATTTATTGATGTCAGAGACGACGTAGAAGAACCCAACCAGCAAGAACAATTAGATTTCTATGTCCGTCAACTTCTTGACGACTATGCAGAAACAGGTGTTCCACAGGCAGTTGCAGAAATCTTTTTCAATGGTGCCCTGTACGGCACAGGTATTGGTAAGATTGTCGTAGATCAAGTAAAAGATCCTGTAATTGATAATACTAACCCTGACCTTCCTGCAATTACTTTTACTAATAAATATAAAGTAAAGGTAGTTCCTATATCACCTAGAAACTTTGTAATTGATCCAATTGCCAAGTCCATCAATGAAGCATTAGGCTGTGCTCACATTCTTAGTGTTCCTCTTTCAGTAGTACAAAAGCGTATTGCTGACGGTGTATACAATAACATCCCACTAAACAGCTATCAAGAATCCGTAGAAGATCTACAAGCTCTTTCTGAGTTTGAAGGAAGAGACAAGTCAGCATTCTGCAAAGTAGTAGAATATCATGGTCTAGTACCAAAGAGACTTCTTTCAAAGAAGGAAACTCTATTTGATGAACTAGAAGATGCCATCAATGAAATGAACCTTGATACTACAATCAAGGCAGTTGACGAAGCAGAAGATGGTGAACTAGTAGAGGCAATTGTAACTATTGTAAATAATGATCTAGTTGCAAGAGCCGTAGAAAATCCATTTCTATTTGGTGACAGAAGCATCATTGCCTATCAGCATGACACTGTTCCAAATCGTTTCTGGGGAAGAGGAGTAGCCGAAAAAGGCTATAATCCACAAAAGGCTCTTGATGCAGAAATCAGAGCCAGAATTGACGCTCTTGCTCTTTCTACTCATCCTATGATGGGTATTGACGCAACTAAGATTCCTAGAGGAGAACGCTTTGAAGTTCGTCCTGGAAGGAACATTCTTACTAACGGCAATCCTGCCGAGTCTCTTATGCCTCTTAAGTTCTCTCCCCCAGACCCTTATACATTCAATCAGACTCAAGAACTGAGAGAAATGATTCAGAGAGCTACAGGTGGCTATGAACTACCTGCCATGATGAGCGATGCTAATCGCATGGCTGCAACCAGCATGAGCATGGTAGTAGGCTCAATGATTAAGAGATCTAGACGTACTCTGGCTAATATTGAGAGAGAACTTCTTACTCCAATGGTAAAGAAGAGTCTCTATCGCTATATGCAATTTGACCGTCAAAGATATCCAATGATTGACTATAGATTCAGAGTCAGAGCCACTAGCGGTATTATGGCTCGTGAATTTGAACAGGGTCAGATGGTAAGTCTTCTTTCCAATGTTCCTTCAGAATCTCCTGCATTTTGGATGCTAATCAAAGGAATATTTGAGAATAGTTCCATTGATTCAAGAGAGTACATGGTTAAGTTCGCCGAGCAAATGCTCAAGAATGCAGAAAATCCCCAGCCTCCTCCACCAGATCCAAAGGTCATGGCCGACCTTGAAAAGCTTGAATTCGAGAAGGCTAAACATGCAGATCTTATGGATCTTGAAGCTGCCAAGCTAATTCAAGAGAAGAAGAGAACTGAAGCAGAAGCTAAGAAGGATCTTGCTCAAGTAGAGCTTGATAAAGCTCAATCAATTCTTGAGTTAGTAAAAGCAGAAAATGAAAAACAGAGAACAGCAGCAGATACTTTCTCTAAGGTAATGTCAGCTTACTCTGGTCTTATTACTGCTAAGGCTAACGAAGTTAAGGCAATGGTCAGTATGGTAACTCCAGTAAGTACTGGATCTACTACAGAGACTAATAAGTCAGAAACAGGTTCTTCTTCTACTAGTACAGAAACCATGGAAATGCCTATCGAGAAGATGGATGAAATGGAAGAAGAACTAGAAGAAGTAATGCCTGATGACACTATCAGTCCTCTTCTTGAAAAGCTTATCTTCATGATGGAAGCCCAGGCAACTAGAAAAGATCCTGAATTTAATACTTCTCAGATTGAAGCAATGATTAAGGAACTAAATGAAAAAGTTTCTAGTATAAAAATGCCTGAAGCCAAAGAACAAGAAGATGATACAGGAAGGGTATCTTAAAGACAACGAAGAATTACTAGCACTAATGATTGCAACAATGATGAGGAGAAAGAAGAAATGACTAAGTTTAAGAACTATATGACTGGAGGTGTACTAGGTCTACTACTAGGTCTAGCCTTTCTCGGAACTGCTGCTACAGTTTCCTACTTTGGTGCTGGTTCGGCTGACCAATTGGGTGTTAGTCTTGCAACTCTAATTAGTGGAGAAGATCAGACTAATAATGTTCTTAAAACTGAACAGCAGTTTAGTTATAAAGCAATTCCTCATGCAGATACACAAGTAAAAGCTAGTGCGGGATTTATCCATTCTATTAGCTGCGTATCTGACGCTGCTGCAACAGCAGGTTCTATCATTATTTATGATAATACAGCAGAATCAGGAACTGCAATTTGGACTATGAATCTTGGAGCAGTTCCTTATGCCTTTAGTGCAGTACTTGATATAGTAGTGACTACAGGTATCTATGTAGGATATACAACAACTAATGACGTAGACTGTGTAGTGAGTTATCGCTAATGATTAGATATCTTTTACTAGTATTGTTTCTATTTGTTTCTCTAGAAGCAGGTGCAGCGACGCGCTACGTAAATGGAGCGACTGCTTCTAATGGCTTTGGAATTGGAAATGATACAACTGGTGATGGAAGTTTAAGCACTCCTTGGGCTACAGCGAGTAAAGCAGTAACTACTGCGTCAGATGGTGATACAATCGTATTCAATTGTGGAACATATACAAATACTGGAAGCTTAACCCCGACTGTTGCAAATCTAATTCTACAGTCTTACACACCTCAATGCGCTACTATCACATCGAGTTCTGGAACTAATAGTAATCTTTTAATAAATCTTGCCGCAACTGGTATTACTGTTGGAGATGTGATTCTAGATGGAGCAGGCACAAAGACGGCTAATGTAACTTTTGATGCTGCAAACAACGTAGCGGCTACTTTCACTGGTACAAAATTTAAAGGTGCTAGAACTCATGTTATGACTTCCATGGCAAGAGTAACTTCTTTGACTATGAACGGCGGATGGGACGCAACTATTATTGGAGATAGCGGTACTACAAACACTTTTATAAATGGAGTTCCTAGTCAGACTTCTACATGGTCAATAACTAACGGATCAGGATACTTTCCTTGTACTGCAACAGCGACTACAGCTTGCCAAGCAATTCTACTCTCCCCACCTGGAGGGCAATTAACTGCTACAGTATCAGGAGTCAAGATTGGTTTTGTAGGAACAGGATCAGGAGATGTAATAGGAATTAAATCTGAAGGTGTACTTTCTGGAACATATTCAAATAATACTTTTACATATTCTGGTTCGACAGATAAAACAGTTTACTGGATTCAGATTCCTAATGATGCCTCTGACGCGAGCACGGTCAGTGTCACCGATAACTCTGGAACAGCGGACGCGCTATCTTCCACTACTTCCATAGGATTCCAGATAGGAAACAACGACGTTCCCACAACATCAAACAACATTACTGTTTCTAGATTTAGTGGAAATTATTCTGCAAGGACTAATCATGGTTTCTTATTTGGCTATATAGCAAATGCGAAAGGCCAAAGAAATGTGTGTTATTACGCAGAAACATGCTTTGTATCTAAAACAACTACTGGAACAACCGTTTGGGAATCTAATATTGCTTATGGAGGTCCTATGACAGCCGGAGCATTAAGAGCAAGAGGAGATACAGGAGGAGATTTTAGAAATAATACAGTTCTTATTAACGAAGGGGCTGGAACTTCAGCACTTGGAATTTACGTCAATGAAAGCCCAGAAGCCGCCAATAGCGGAACCACGTTCAGAAATAACGCCATCGCATCTATTCCGGCCGTAACTAATATCGTGAACGTAGACGCAGGAGACACTGCCACCTTTAGAAATAACGCTTACTTAGGCGGGGCCGGCTGGAAATATCAATCAAGCACTTATGCAGATTTGGCTGCATGGCAAGCTGTTGAAACCACCGCCATAGCACCTTCAACAATGGGGTTTGTTGGTAAAAATACTTCTAGTACTGTATCTGGGTTTAAGTTATCTGGAAATTCATTACTGCGCAGAGCAGGAACAGATTTAAATCTTGGAAATATTCAAGATTATAGTAATCGTGCTTTCTCCCATCCACCATCTATAGGTGCGTACGAAGCCGCTAGTGGAGATGAAGCTTCAACAAGAACAAATAGATAAATATGACTCCAGAATTAGAAAAATATTATGAAAATTACTTTGACTTATTTATGTCAAAGGGATGGAAACAGTTTTTAGAAGAAGCTCAAGATGGATATGATGCTTTAGATGTTGAAAAGTGTAAGGACTGGGATTCTTTCCTAGTAACAAAAACACGACGAGAACAACTAAAGAACATTCTTAGCTTTGAAGATTTAATTAGAACTGCTTATGAAAGAGCAGCTTCAATAGAGGAATTTGAGTATGAAGAGACTTTATAACTATTCATGCTCAGAACACGGAGTATTTGAAAGATATGTCAGTGTAGAGAACAGGCAATTTGCCCAACCCTGCCCTGTCTGTTTCAAGAACTCTGTATACACAATCTCTGCTCCTTTGGTAAAGCTACCAGGATGGGACACTAGTTGGCCCTCTGCTGCTTCAAAGTGGGAGAGATATCATGAAAAAGAAGGTAGGAAAATTCCAGAAGAATCTCGGGAACTCTACCACAAGACACCATAATCCGAATAGGACGGTAAAGGAGAGATATGATGGCAGACGAAAGAATTGTAGATAACGCTGATGAGTTGCCTCCTAACGGAGAAGGCTTATTTAATGACCTAATGGAAGAGAAGCAGTCAGTCCAGACTGTTACACAGCAAACTCCTACTTATGAGATCCCTGAGAAGTTCAGAGGAAAATCTCTAGAGGATGTAGTCAAGTCCTACGTAGAACTAGAGTCTAAGGTAGGAAGCCAGGGTCAGGAACTAGGAGAACTCCGTAAACTAGCAGACCAATTCATCCAGGCACCTACATATGGTCGTCCTGAGCCTCAACATCAAGAAATTGACTTTGATTCTCTAGATGAGCCTGAAAAGGTCAAGGCAATTCTCGAAAGAGAATTAGCTCCTCTCAAAAATGAACTTTTTGAAACAAAGAAGGAAAAGCTCAACGCAAAGCTCAAGTCAGAGCATCCAGACTTTATGGACATTGTAGCCAATCGAGAATTTCAAGAATGGGTTATGAAGAGTCCAGTAAGAATGGAAATGTTTGCAAGAGCAGATAGGAACTTCGAGTTTGATGCAGCTAATGAACTGTTCACTACTTACAAAGCCGTTAAAGGTATACAGGCAACTAAGGTAGCAGAACAGATAAGAGATGCAGAGACTAAGGAAGCCTTTGGACAAAGCAGAATGGAAACAGGATCAGCAGAAGAAACTAAACCTAAGAAGGTTTATAGAAGAGCGGACATCATTGATCTAAAGATCAGAAATCCTGAACGCTATCGAATGCTGGAACAAGAAATCCTCCAGGCTTACGCAGAGGGAAGAGTCAGATAATCCAATACTAATATAAAATCCTATAAGGAGAATCTAAATGGCAACAGGAACTTATCCAACAGGAGGCATTGGCCTCTCACAAGCTGGTGGCGGCACTTCTGCCGCTCCTCGTGGGGACTTCATCCCGACTCTATGGTCGGACGAAATCCTTGCAACTTACAAGCAGAGTCTAGTAGTTGCTCCGCTAGTAAGCAAGATCAATCACAATGGTAAGAAGGGCGACGCAATCGTC